AGCGCCCCTATGTGGATCAGTTCAAAAGCCCTGCGCCGATACTTGCCGCACCGGCGCAGCCTTGACTGCGGGTCCGACAGGTTAATTCTACGCCCTTTATTGTATGAAGTATAGTCGTCATCCGACCACCGTACCATGGCCCCGCTTCCCTGCTTCAACCCGACGACCCTCATCTGGCCCAGGGTCTTCCATTCCTCGTTGCCGCCATCGACCTTGGAGGTGCGTATCACCAGCTTGATGGGGGCGCCGGAATCGTCATAGGCTGAGTCGCTGATCTCGCACAGCGCCCCGGTGGTCTCGTGGAGCACCAAATCCCTGCCCGCCGCGTTCACGTACCGGGTGTACTTGAAGTACGACTCAGTGTAGCCGGTGGCAGTTATAGTGCCGGTGGCCGGAGTGGCGGTCGCAGACGGCACCTCATAGGTGAACGAGTTGGCGTCCACTCTGTTGATCTGGACCAGCCCATTATACGCCGAGGGGGTTGCTCCTGAGATCGTTACAGGGTCGCAATCGGAGAAGCCGTGGGCGGTACAGGACACGGTAGCCAGTCCGCCAGTCTGGGAGATCGTGCAAGATTTGGGGGCTTGGGCCGTCAGGCTCGTCCATTGAGCCCAGGAATTGCTGGTGGCGTCGTAGGCCAGGGTGATGCCAACGGTCTTCAGCCCCAGGACGTAGAACGAGTGGCCGGCGATCTTGACTCCATAGGAGTACACGGAGGACATGCCATCGGCGGCGAGGATTCGGTCAATGTCGGGGTTGCTGACCTTCTCCTGCTGTAGCTCTTTCATGCGATACACGCCAGGACCGCGCTGACGGGCCTTCGCCACCCAATAAACTGTTTCGTCCAGTGACGCCACGGAATCGCCAGAAGCGCACCCAATCAGGGTGAACGCGCTGAGGACAGGGGACAGAGGCGAGCCGGGGGAGTTGCCTGCGTTGTAGAAGAACTCAGTACTCCATTCCTTGAGGGCAACCACGTAGTTCTGAGACTTGGTGATGGCGACGCCCGCCCCAGGCTCGATGGCCGCCGTGATGAAGTCCAGGGCATTCCATGACAGTGGGCTGTTCAGTCCGCTGTTGTAAATGACGGCGTTGGAGTCCATGACGAAGAAGTAGCCGTCCAGATACACCACCCCAGGAACGGTTGTGCGCCCGCCCTTGATCGTGATCGTGCCGGTAGCCGGGGTGGCGGGGGTGCCCGTAACCGTATAGGTGAAATGGGTGGAGTCCGTCACGGTAATGGTGAAGGTGCCGTTGTACTCGGTCTGTACCGCCCCCGCGACGGTGACGCTGGCCCCCGATTGCCAGTTCACAGCCGACGACAGGGTAACGGTTGCCGTGGAGCCTGCCCGCGTAATCGAGGTTGGAGTGACGCTGCTCCATCCAGGGTAGTCTGCGTCGGTGACTTTTGTTAGCACGTTGGCCTCGAACGAAAATGCGTCATACGCTGATTTGAAGAAGATGCCGTATATGCTCTGCTGAGCGACATATTGCATCATGTCGAACGGTTGACCAGCCACGGTGACGGTGAGGGTGGTCATGACTACACTACTCTGACCAAAAATAGGTCAGGGGAGTACCCGTTAGTGGCCGCAGCACAGCTGGGGTCCGCTGGCGGGGTATCTATGGCGTTGGCCCCTTTTAGTTTTGGGGTGAGTCTTGCGTAGCCGCAGGTTATGTCGGGATACCCGTCATAGTGAAATCCAGTATTTACGGTATCGCCAGTGGAGTATAGGACTACACTATCTACGTTGACGTATGAAGCGTCTATCTGATAGGCATTAGGGTAGTATTGAACAGTCTTAGAGTAGCCTATGTACCCTGAGAAGTCCAGTCTAGTAGATAGGTTCAGACCAGGACAGCTTATTGGAAGAGAAGCTATGGCCTGAAGTATGGCGGCCTCTCTGGACGCTGCCAGGTCCAGGGTAGGCTCTATGTCCAGGGTTGCGCTGCCAAAGGTAACATCGCCCCTATACGCCCAGTAGTCAGGGGAGTTGTATGATCTGAGGATCAACCCATAGGCGCTGTAGACTTGGTACCTCTTGGGTCCGGGAGGGGTTGCGCTCCAGTAATAGTCTCCAGGCCCAGGCGGAGTTGGAGGATTATCTACCATGGCATAGTACCCATCAACGTAGGTTCCTATGTATATGTCTCCTGAAGGGGGCGTACCTCCAGTATAGGCGCTCAACTCAAACTTGTCGCCGTACACAAGGTACAGAAACCCGCCCAGGCCCAACACCCCCTGAGCCCCAGTGTAGTCGTACCCTGTATCTACCAGCCCCGGACGGTTCAGAACTACTGCCCCGCTTTCCTTCGCTTCCTTCATGCCGTTGATCATCCTCGCATCCTTGGACGCGCTGGACAACCGGGCCGTGAAGTCAGTGGGAAGGGGCACTCTCACGTCAGTACCCAGGCCTCTTTGGAGGTCTTCAGGAACAGGGCTTTGTCGTTGGCCGCCTGCCCCTTTGTCACGCTGGTAAAGTCCAGCGACCCATACAGGGGCGAAAGCGCCGTGGTGGAGTCGGTGGCGAACGGGGAGACCGTGTTGACCTTGAGGGAGTCGCCAATCACCGTCACAGCTTTGTTGTTGAACTCCGCCAAGAGCTGAGACGTGCCGGACGTAACCGACCCGACGCTGGTGCTGCCAGGACGCTTGATGACCCCGGCCTGATCCCCGGCGGCCTCCAGGATTCCGTTGATGGTCCTGGAGTCCTTGGCGTTATTCCCCGCCCGAGTCTCCAGCGGGGAAGCCAGCGATACTCTGGGCATTAGTAACCTCCCAGGAAGCCAGCGATACCGATGGACTGACCCCCGGTCAGCGCGGTGTCGAAGTTGGATACAGGCTGCTGACGGTTGGCCGCCTGTATGTCGCCCAGTTCTTCCCTGGCGGTTTCCTTGACCTCAGCCGGGACTGGCAGCTTGAACTCAGACGCCAGCTCGCAGGCCAGTTGATATCGGAGCCATTTGGCGTACCCCGGAGGGTAGGCAATGCTCGACGACAGCGTGGACAGGGGGGAGAACTGCATGTTCACGCTGAGGGTGAGCACCATCGCAGCGGAGGGGATAGGCCAAATGTTGATGACGCCCAGGGGGTACTCGCCCACGTAGTACAGCGAGTTGGGAATCGGAGCCTGGAAGCTCTTGAGCGTTATAGCGTTCCACTGTTGCTGATTGAGCAGCCTCAGGGGAAAGTCCAGGGTATTGTAGGTGACGTAGGCATATTCAATCCCTACCGGACGGGTGGCGGTGAAGTTAGCCGCCGCAGGGCCTATGGTGTAGGACTGCTGCCCGCCTATCAGGCTGAACGCGCTGTTGGAGTTGGCGAACACCACCAGACCCTTGTTGTTGCAAGAGTCCAGAAGGTCGTTGAGGACCACCAGGGCGTCATTCTGCTCGTCCGATGTGGGGGTCTCGCCGGAAGCCACCGCCCCCAGCAATCGCATGGAGTTGGTGATAAGCTGAAGTGCGGTTATGGCCATGCTAAGGCTCCGTGATGGACCACCAAACGAGAAACGCCAACAGGGCCGAGAACCCCAGGAAGTACATCCAGCCCATGGCTACACCAATAGGGGGTCCAGGGCCGCCGCCGCAACGAAGATTGCGTTCCACTGCGTCGGGGTGGGGACCGGAACCATGTTGGTGCGTATGCCGACAGACAGCGGGCTGTCACGGTCGATCAGGTCGCAGTACTTCCATCGCCGCTGACGCTTGGCTGTGAGCAGGGCCACAGAGGCGTCGATCTGGGCTTCAGTCCAGCCGGCGTCGGAGCAGGCTTGAATCAGCTGCCATTTGGTGACCGTCGGGCGCAAGTCTATGGGGGCGTCCGCGTCGGTGCGTGCCTCCCAGGGGGTGCCGGTCTTGTCGAACACCCACGCCACATGACCGCCTGTTGCTTCTGCAGCTGCCTTTGTTGCGAAACGTTGGATAGCCATCAGAGTTCCTAGATGATAAAGTGCAACCGGGCGGGCGGATATACCAGCACGAAGTCTGCTGCCGCCGACACCGTAAGTTGCAGCTGTACCGGAATGTCCAGAGACCTGTCAACCGTGACAGTTGTGAACGAACTGGCCCCCCCGTTATACTGAATGAAGTTACAGATCAGGGATGTAGGGCCGTTGCTAACTATGTCAAAATCCCTGGCGCAGAACGGAAACCCAGTTGCCGTGACTTGGGACAAAGAAGTGCCGTTGACCAGAGGCCTGATCGTCTTGATGGCTGCCGTCAACCCGCCGCCGCTAACCACAGACAGCCGAAGCGCGCTGTTGTCCCCGAGAGTCCCCCCAGGAATAACTGTCTGCCCCTGGACGGTAGTGGTAGTGGTGTATGCCGCCCCACCGTTCACGCTCTCGCTGCCGAAGTCAGAGCCTGGAGCATAGAACGTCAGAGTATTGGCGGTGGGTACCGAACCGATGGAATCGTACCATCCAGCCGCCAGACTCGCCGACCCAGGGTAGAAGAACCGGAATCCTGTATACAGCGTTCCTGTGGTGATCCCGTGGGCCGCAGCGGTTACTGTGACCAGACCATTGGTTCTCGCCGCCGTGGAACTGACGACAAGGGATGCCAGCAACGATCTTCGGAAGTCAGCAAACCTAGTTGTGCGAAGGATGGCCCCGCCCACAGGGGTATTGTCGTCTTCGAATATCGCAGGGTCAGCCACCGACGCAAAGCCGGCTTGCCACAGTGACTTGGCCCGGTCGAAATCCAACGAGTAGCTGCTGCCCGCTACAAGAGGACGGCCCCAGTCGTCAGTACGGCCCGATTGAAGCATTGTTACGGTTACGTTCATGCCCAACTCCTCCAAGGGGCGCGGAGATTGCTCCCCGCGCCAACGTCAATTAGACGGTGTAGTACTTGACCGACAGCTCGGGGTACGTTGCCGCCCAGCCGAACAGGACGTCCAACCGCATGATGCTGTTGTCGTTCGTGCCGTCGTAGAACTCCGTCACTTTGATGGTGTAGCCCTTGTAGGTTTCCTGGGCAACGTCAATGACGCCCTTGCCGCCCGGAGGTGCCCACATCGGAACCATGGCCAGCGTGAACGCATCCTTGTGGAAGGCCACGTTCGTCTGGTAGCCGGTGGAGGCAGCGCCGACAATGACGTACGGGGCAGCGGTGGTCGGGCTGGCCGTGACGTTCTGGAACGCGCCGGAAGTGACGATGGCCGGGCTGATGGGGAGTGAGGTGGACCCTACCAGGACGTCAGCGGTGATCACGAACTGGGCGAGAACGCCGGTGCTGGTGCGCGATTGCGGGTTGACGGCAAACACACCGGGAAGCGTGATGACCGTACCCTTGGAAAGCGTACCGCCTGCGGTGGCCACAACGGTGATGGCGGAGCCAGTCTGGCCCGCACCGTTGATGTTGGTGGCCGTGGCCGCGCCGTTGGTATGGGTGTCGACGTTCTGGTCCATGGCGTAAGCCAGACCCAGACTGTCAACCATCAAGCCGCTACCGAACTGCTTGCCGATCGTTGCTTGAGCATTGAACAGGCCGGCGAAGCCCTGGATGGCCGCGCTGTTGAGACCCGGACCCATCACGAAGCCACGCTGCTTGTCGCGGGCAGCGCCCATCTCATCCAGACGCCGGTTGCAGTCGGTGATCGCCGCGAGGGCCAGGGCCTGCGTGGTCGGGAGAGCGCCGGTAGGGTTGAGGGCGTTGAACGTGTTGTAGTGGGCCAACTGCAGGCCCTGCCGGTCGATCTCGTTCGCAACGGTGGCCATCGCCGCCTGGAGCTTGTCTTCCAACTTGGTGAGGCTCAACGTGCGTTCGAGCGAGGTGAAGTTCAGGTCAGTACCGCCCTGAGCCAGCGTCAGCGGAATCGTGGTCTCGACGGTGGCCTGCGGAACAGCGACGCGACCCGACCGATAGGTGTAGCGCGGCGGCTTTTTGATGTTGATCGTCTGGCCGGGAGCGTACCCACGGGACTTGTTGCTGGTGAATTCGGCTTCCCAGTCACGATTGACCATCGTGCTGAACGAAAGCATGTTCTCCAAGATGGCCAAGGATTCCCTGGCGACGATGGAACAGGTGACGAGTGTGTTGCTCATTGCGTTTCCTTATGAAATGAAAGTTATCGCGCCCAACGTGCGCCTTGTTTGGCCCGCAT